GCACATTACTGGTTTGGGCAGGTCATTTAATTACTGCTTTGGATGGAAATCTAATCCATCACGATTCGTCTTTTTTATTTCAGTAAACTCTACTCAATATCTATCATATCAGAAACACCAATTATGCATATGACTGCAATGGAACGGGAACGCTAACCAAGTTCGCCATATTCTCCCGTCTGATATATTGAGTGTGTTGTAAGTGTAATAGTAAGGTGAAAACTTTGCACCGCAACTGGTTTTGTCTTCATTAAGTTCTTATTGCCTCGTCAGGACTTACGCAATTGAACGCCTTACTCTTGCGAGTATGTTGGGAGTGCAGTTTTACCTGCACCCCCTTATTTGGGTTTGAACCCAATAATTGTGGTGATTAATTTGAGTGTGGTGTAGGGATGAACTAACGTACTATGCCGTCTTACTCGGAGGTGATGTAATGTGCTGAAGTAACACATTGATGATATTTACCGCAATACCGACTGCTCTTTTTTATAGCGCAAAGCAACCCTTAGACAACTCCATAGGGTTAGGTATTCAAGCACCTAATATTTCCACTCACCTCCGAAGAGGGCTTGTTTCTTTATTTGGCTCAGGGCGAACTCCTGTATCTTTTGTTCAATTACTGTAAGTAACCTACAATCCCAACTTGTGCCAATACTAAGTCGCTCAGTCATTTACCTCCGAAGAGTTCACTACGTCGCTTGTCAGATGACGAACCGCTAAGTAACGTCAAACGCCTTTCTTGTCTTCCACAAATATGTTGAGTATGATGTCATTTATCATGCCATTTATCTAGGCAATGATAAATATTATTCTGCGAAATCTTACGGGAATCGCAGATATTCCCTATACATTTACCATTTATCACATTTATCATGGTATCCTAATATAATGTAATAGTAGTAATAGTATATTTTCTGTGAGTGTGTGTATATAATAATAATAATGATAATAATGATAAATGATAATAATATATATTATATCTATGATATTGAATCAGAATCAAAGATTCTTACCCATTCCCGTTTATCAAACGTGAAGATAATCGGGGATAAATGAATACAGAATCAGAGACTCTTACAATATAGATATTAATTATATGTTATACAATACTGATATTATTATATTATACTATATTATATGGGAAGGGTAGTTTATACCCATTAAATTGTAATGATATGTAGGTGTCAAGGTTTGTGTATCTATCATAACATGTTGATTAAATATATCATTAGGTTAAACATGGGAATGAAAGAGACTTTCCGACAATCTAGATTTCCCGATTTCGATATATATACGCCCCGCCACCCTGCGAACACCTCCGCCGAGTTTATTTCTATTGCAAAATTACAACCATATGGTAGGCCACTTTGTAGGGCATCCCCCAAATATCTAAAACGCAGATAAATAGAGAGTAGTCTCGCGACTTTGCGGGATTTCTTGTAAACGTCTACGCTAGCAAGTTACGTTTACTCAACCCCTCGGTTACGGTTTTGGTACACACCGCATTTGTGTACTCGGCTACCCCTCTATTATCTGCGTTTTCGCTTTTCTCATTACGTTATGTACAGAAAGTAGTATTCCAACTCAAGCCCCTAACAATGTTAGGAGGGAGAGATGGCCTACCAAGAATATGATTTATAGAAGTAAGGCGACTGGGCTACTTATCCACATCTGAAGCACTTATCATTACCGCTATGCTACCTTACTCCTATATTTATCCAAAGCATTTATCGGAAAAAGTCAGGAAGAGGCTGCGTACTATCCTCATCTTATTATACACGACTTCGCTGTTCAATACCTGACTCTATATGAGTTTGAAATATGTGGGGCATCGGAACAGGGTCGTCTAGTCGAACGAGTTTTCAAGGTCGAGATAGTCTAACCGTCATATCAGGGATGCATATGATATAACTCTCTTTGCCCGAAGAACTTACGTTCTTGCATTCTGCTATCTGTTTTACTCTCTCATTGTCTAAATGAAATATTCGTCAGCCCCACATGGGAAAATTAATTATCATCCTGATTAAGAATCAGGTTGAATACTTTTATTGCCGAATGCAATTCTTCTAATGCATGGGCTAAATCATCACCTTTGACTTTTAGGCTTTTGATTACTAATACTTGGTGAGAACCTGACTTAGAATGTCCAACCTCTAATTCATAGGGGTAAACTTTGCCTTCAATCAATCTTGACATAGTATATACAACGCTTATCTGATATATAGGGTCTTCATGACAAAGTATTCTTACCATATGGTTGGGACACTTTGTAGGAGAAACCCCATATATCGTATATGTGAAATATATATTGCTTAGGAGGGTTTGAGACCCGAATATAATTGAAAAGGTGATTAAAAGTGGAATGGAAACAATTTACAGGAACAACTCTAGCATGGCTAGACGCAGATAAGACAGTTGACAGTACTGATGCTGTCACAATTAGAAAGATGATTGACAAAGGAAATACAAATGAATCTCGTCAGGTTCGTATTTCTTCAACAATTCGAGAAATCGCAAGGGATTACGCGAATGCTCCATACGGACAGAGAGGTTATACTCTCCCTGCTGAAGGACAAGCAGTTATTGCAACTGTTACTGAAGCAGTTAACGCTATGGCTGAAGCCTTTGATAACGGTGGAGATGCTGTAAGGGCATTAATGCTACCAAATCAAAGAAGCAAGGTTAAGCACTTCGCTAACGGTGAGGCTTGGGCTTCATCTGTTATGAAGAACATTAACAGTGTTGCAGTGAAACTATCTAAAGAGGGTACATGGGATGGTTCACTTGAGAATCTGGTGTCTACTATTACTTCCGAAGGAGGTCAAGAATAGACGGATTCTCGTAATCCTTCTAAGCAAACTCGCGAGAGGTAGAGGAGTTAATTCTCCTCTATCTCTCCACTATATGAGGTATCTGTGACAAAGTACATCTTACCATATGGTACATGCTTTGCTAAGAGTACCCCACATATACCTGTTATTAGTGATATATAGTATGACCAGTAAGGTATATGAGATTATTAAGGACTTAGGAGAAGGTGAGATACACAGACAGGGACTATATGCAAGAGAGCAAGTAGCATTGAAAGAATGCAAACGTCTCAATAATATAATCATACTAAATCTCACAAATGAATTAGCGACATTGAATGGAGCATTGCGTGGTAGTGGAAGAGTTAGGCGACTTGAAATTGAAAATATACTCTGCAACTTGCCATACTCTGTAAATACACGTCATGTGAATAATGAATATCGCTAATCATGATAATTTGGCCTTCGGGTCATCTTATTGTGGTTTAACCTCCTCAAAGTTTCGTACCAACCATATGGTTCTACACTTTGTCGTATAGAACCTTACTTATACCGAATATTGAAAAGATATACCATGCAAAACGAAGAAATAGACATTATTGAATGTTGGAAATGTGGAAGTACTACTGAAATTGATGATATAGATAATTTGATTGAATTAGTTTGTAACTGTGGAGCAAGAACGAAGGGTAAGAGATATCCTCAACCATCGTCTAACCTTTTTACTAGGAGACATTATGAATGGTTGGTTGTAATGGCTCATGATATAGGAATGACACACGAACAAGTAAAGTTACTATCAGAAAAATTGGAAGGTACTAACCCTAAATACAATTCAATGAGATTTAGAACTGAGTTTACATTATATACAAATAAAAATAGTGGAGGAATATAAATGAGTGAAATAGTAGGATATTGTGGAGAATGTGGTAAAGGGTATGATAAAGATTTAACCTATGTAATGCCGAATGATGGAGGTATTATTTGGTATATATGCGATAATGAAATATGTGGGGTGTCTTTACCATGTCAATAGTAATTGAAATGGAACATGATAATTTAATAGTTAGAGTTTGGTGTGATAGAACAGGAAAAGATGTTGATTACAGAATTGATTATGTCAAGGAGGAAGAGGAATAATGTATAAAATAATAAGATTTAGATTTAATGGAAATAATAGAACAATCAAGAGAGGATTAACTCTTGAAGAAGCACAAGCACATTGTAGCGACCCTTCAACTAGCGGTGATGGTTGGTTTGATGGATATACGGAGGAATAAATTATGGGATTAAAAATATTAAATTGGTGTATTGATGCAGAATTAGAGAATGGTGTGAGGGTAAGTATAGCAACAATACCGGATGATGTAGCACAATTGGTTGATGAATACCTTTCTGAATTGGAGGTTGATTAAATGGAAGAAGAATACATTTCATTATATGATATTACTTTAGAGGTTAATGGTGAGTTATACACTACTAAGGAAGGGTTCGACCATTCTGTTATATGTGCATTGTTAGACATGGATGATTTAATAGAGGTGAAGAAATGAAAAAAGAAGAAGGAATATATGCTCTAGAAGAGACATGTCGTTTATGCAAGCATAAGTATGAAGGAACAGATTGGGTTTGTTCTGATTGTGGTGTTTGCATTAATTGTGGAGAACATGATAGGCCATACACTTGTATTATTTGGGCTGATACTGATACTTTGGCGGGGTTGTATTAATGATGCAATTAGTTGTAAGAGTAGAAACAGACGAATATATCTTTGAGAGGTGGAACTATGCGTGATAGGAGTAACGCATTACCTGAAGATAGTTTGCCCTCTTGGGTTTTCTATACTGAAGAGTGTGATGTTTGTGGGCGTACTATTGATGAAGGGCATAATTACAGAGAATATGAGATTTCAGTATGCGACCCTGATGAATGCGGAGAAGAGGAATAACCTCTCTCCCATTCTATCAGGTATGATGACAAAGTATCCTACCATATGGTATGAACTACTTTGTGAATCTGAATACCATATATACCCCCAAAACGGTAAATATAGTAGGAGACACACATTATGAGTGATGATAAGTGGAATAATTTTGTTAAAACAGTGAATGCTTGGCAGAGAGCCAATAAGGGTTGGGATACCGAAGGTACACCCAATTTTTCAGAGGATTTATCCTCTTTGAAGACTCTTATGAAGAAAGGTAAGGCGAATGCTGACCGAAGAAGTAGAATCATGTCTACTATTCGTACTTTATTCATAGACGTTGATACTAACCCTTTCAAAACAGGCAAAGCCTCAACAATGGATTCAAAACTTCTAGAAGATTATAATTCAGGCAGAGCAGAAGCACGAACTGCTCTAATTACTCTTTGGAATACTGTATTCTTCCAAAGATTCGCAGTAAAGAGTAAGAGAGGCGGTGGCGGAGTTTTCGCCAATGCTGAAGCATTCGCTGATTATGAACTGGCTTCTTTTGATGCTAGAGTTCACAGTGCTATTCGTGGTAGTTCAAAAGACTATCAATATGTGAAAGGTAAGGCTTTGAAGAACTTAATTGTTCAAAAAGTGGTGGAAACACCCAAAGAAGCCCCTAAAACCGAGTAAATACCTAAAACCCCGCAGGGGAGGTCAAAAATGGCCTCCTCTGCCAATCGGGGTTTCCATAATCACAAAGTAATTACAACCATATGGTAAGAGTTACTTTGTTAAGCGAGTACCCTATATACCACTCTTTCAGAGTATGTATCATGTCAGTTACATATGTACAGATTGCCAAATATAGATATGCAGATGAAAAGATGAGTGATAAAGCGTTTTCTAAGGTAGCCGCAAGGTTATCAGAGAAAGGTTTAGTTTTATGTTCTTCATCTCATTGGAGTAGTAACCCTCCGAGTGTTACATATGGTTTAGTCCCTGAAACTGATACTAAAACAAAATACACTATGACAATAGACGGTAAACCTGCTTTTACAGCAAGATGGGAGTCAGACGCTAGAAGTTGGAAAGAAGAATTAGTAAAGAATGGTTTTGAATGTGAATACATTACTGAAAAGGTTGAGACAACTAAGGAAGTATGGGCGAGACCTAGAGGGTCTTCAATATACATACACGATTCATTAGGAATTGAGACAGACATGACTAACGACCATTTGAAACTAGTCTACGAAGATGCAGTTTCTATGACTCCTACTTTGGATAATTCTTTGAATGGTGTTGTACTTACATTCACTACTCGTTGGGAAACTGAGAGAGTTGCTAAGAAAGCAGTCATTGAGTCTACAATGGTTCAAGCACCATTGGCTGACCTCGGTTTAATTCAGAGTATAGTGGAAGATGCTCTTGGTGTAACTGCACCAGTTGACATTGACTGTAACTTTAGATGTGAAACACTAGCGACATCTGAATGTACTCCCGACATCATCGCGATGAGAAGACAAGCCTCTATTGATGCTCGTAATGCTGCTCAAGAAGAAGAGTGAGACCTAAACCCATTGTCCCGAAAGGGGCTTTGTGGTCTCTGTAACAAAGTACTCCAACCATATGCTTTGCTTTACAATTTTTTTTTGTCTGTAAGCCTTAACAAAGTTAATTTGTTTAACCCCTTACGGAAGGCTATGACAGATGAGGCGTTAAATCGCGAATTGCTAGAAAAAGCCAATGCAATACTGTCTAGCATACGAGAAGAAATTAACGATATTAAGGCACATGGGAAGTTAGAGCCTTCTTTAGATAGAAAACTGGTTGCAATAAAATCGGCTACAAAAGAGTTAGCCAATGTTATACTAGATAAGGTATTTAGACAAACAAGGCTTACAGACTTTAAGTAAATAACACTCTTATGATTTTTATATTGGGAATAGGATAAAATGAACGGAAAAAAAATCGCTAGTGGTAAAAAAATTACCGCCCATTTTTTGAAAAAGAAGGGGGTAAAACATTTTGCCCTTTGATATTAGTCCGTCATGGTTTGATTTGTTGAAGTTATCAGGTGCAGATGGCACAGTTAGCCATCTTAGAGGGTACGGTAAGTTCAGTAATACAAGATTATTCCAAGACATACAATCGCCATCTTACAGAGATGGTTTTCTTTTTCAGTTAGATGGAGGAACTGCTGTTATTGCTAGACCTCATTTTGAAGCACAAGTAAGAAATAAGAATAGAGTAAGGGATGAAACAAAACATCCTCTGCATGAGTTAGTAAAGCAAATAGATAAAGTAGGTCAAAAAGGCCGTAACTTCTATTCCTTCGTTTCAGCAGGTGAGAAGGATGCAAATGGTAGAGGTAATGTAGATGCTATTGTCCGTTACTCGATTCTAGATGGTGGGGATGTTTACATTGATAGTTCTAGTAATCCTAATCTAAAATTAAGTGATATTATAATTAGGGATGGTGGAACAAGTACATATGGAGGGGGTTCACCAATTAACATACCTAAAAAGATAATTCGCTTAGACAGTGTTCATGGTTGGGATGAAAGAAACAAAATAAAAGATTCTGTATTCATAAACTTGTGGCAACCTATTTGGACAGATAGAGAACAATTAATAGATAGGGAAAAAAGATTAGGTGGTAACTGATGCAACCTTTTCTTGATATCTGTTTTACTTGTGAGTGGTTAAGAATAATAGAGTTTTCAAGTAATGGTTGTTTCTGTTCTTATTGTGGGGATTACATATGAAACAGTGGCTAATTAGAAAGATGATTTCCTTCATGGGTAATACCTATGTTTGGTTAGATAAACAACTTGTTCATCCTACTGGCCCAGTTCTAGGATTAAAGATAGATGATGATTTTGCTAATATGTCAAGATATGAGTTATGTTGCCATATAGAAGATAAGTTCGGGTTGGAGAGAGATTCCTTTTGGACATTAGAATCAACTCAGAAGATAAGGTTCTGTTCTCAAACTGCAAGGAACATACTTACACCAAAGAAAAGGAGGAAGAAATGACTTTTCTAACTAATGCTATTTCTTTTCCTAAAGATTTGTTTAGAGCAATAACAGATGATTTTGCAGGTTGGGCTAAAAGACAAGTTGTAGAACTTCCTCATTCTTTTACGGCTTACATGATTCCGTATATTCGTGATGAAATATATAATCTACAAGATGGTAAAATAGGAAGAAACGGTAAGTTCGCTGAATGGGCTAAATCTAACCCGCCATTAGATGATGAGTCTTTCAGACAGTATGTTAGAAGAGGCTACAATAAAGTAATGTTAAGCCCACAAGGATTCAAAGACGCAATGGAATATACTGCTAAAAGACACTATGAGAGATTGTTAAACAAAAGTAAGTTTGATAGTCTTCATCATAGTGCGACTATGCAGGGTTCAGTAAACGCTGATGATGATTCTTGGTTTAACATACTAAGAATGGGAGGGGCAGTTACAACTACCGCAACAGGAACATCAGCATTATTCAACAATAAAACAGGAGGGGGAAAAAGGCGTGGTAAAAAGAAAAAGAAACGTGAAAAAGACCAAAGGCGTTACTTACAAAACAAGTGATGGCACTGAGATAACTCTCGAAATTGACCGTAAGGCTTTCAGAGATGCTTACAACATTTGGGTTAGAAAAGCAGAAGGTCTTGTCGGAGACGAAATTGGAGTCGTAAGTCCTGAAGCATCAGGTAAAAACTTGTTATCATTTATTCAAGACCAAGGGGTTGTAGGAAGAGTAAAAGGAAAAATGGGAACTAAAATAAAAGGTCAAGGTGGAGTTCAAATATTCAAAGCCCTACAAACAATATTCAATACTGGTATGGTTTTGGAAAAGCAAAAAGAAGCATTGAAAAAATTAGATGAAACAATGACTGCTATTCAAGGAACTAATGCTGACCCTAGAAATATTTGGTTTTCAAATCCAACTAATTGGGATGATGATGATGGAACAGTATTATCAACTAAGAAAGTTTATGGTCATTATAGAACAGACGCATATGAAATAGTTAGAGAACTCAAAGGTGAAGATGTCCCTGCTAAAGAAGGATTTTTTAGTGGTAGTAAAGACACAGCAAAACCTCCAATGTGGCAAGCCCTGTATGGTACTGGGAATGACGCACCGTTCAACTCCCCTAGTTTACATACCATAATTAAGCAAGCAATAAAAGACTTAGAAGGTACAGCAACTATTGGAAAAGATAACCCAGTACCCATTGATGGAGTAAAGGCTGCAACGACTGCTCTAACAATATCAGTTATTAGACAGATAATTGATTCTGCTTTGGATAAAGGCAGGGGTACAACAAAGTCTTTTCCTGATAAAGCGATTCAAAGTGCAATTCAAAATCAGCCTTTTGATATTAGAACTGAAAAGGACTCTAAGGCTGTTAAGACTTTGAAAAGGCTAAATATCCCAAACGACATTGAAGAGTGTTGGTTTAAGATATCAAGAAGGCAAGTCAAAAGAATGGCTGTCATTCGTGCTAAAGAAAAAGGAATCCCAGTACATTACAAGATGGCAAGTGGAGATGTAGCAAGAAGTCCACTCAAGTTTGGCGAAAGACCTGAACCTGATGATGAAAAGAAATCATTCGGTAGTTGGCAAGACATGTTGGTGATATAATGAAGTGTTGTAGAGGATTGAATAAGAAAAGTGAGATGGATTGGTCACAAACAATGTGTCCTTATTGTGGTGAATATTAGATGGTAACAAGAAAACGTTGTAGGCTTTGTAATCATGAAGATAGGGAATCCCTTGAATCTGATTTAGAGACTATGATTTGTACTCCTGATGAGTTAGATATTAAGATGAATTGGCCTAGTGGCACTAGTGCAAGACATCAGAGAAATCACATGGAAGGTTATGCTGATGCTTCAAACCCAAGATGTAAACTATGTACTTATGAGAATCGTTCAGAAATAGAACAAGAACTTTTCAGTGGAGATATGACTCCTGATTTAGCGGCTAAAATTGTTGGTAGTTCAAAGGAGCAAGTTGTTAGGCACATAAAAAATCACACTCAGCCTTTAGTGCAAAAAGCAGCAGCACAGATTCTAGCAGTTAAGGAAGTAAATGAAATTGATACTCTTAGTGGGAACATATCTAGACTAGAAGGTAAGTTAGACCAACTCATGGATTCAGATGATTTGGATGCTAAGTATATTGATTCACTAACTAAGTTGGCAAAAGAGGTTCGTGAGTCTCTGAAATATCTAATGGAGTTCAAAGGTAAACTTGTACATAAGAGACAAGACACAATCATTGTTCATCAGATGCAAATTATCAAAGAAGTGTTAGCACAAAACCATCCCGAAGTTTGGTTAGATGTTAGAAAGCAAATGGAGGATAAGTTACAATGAGATGGAAGAGACAGTTGAAAAAGTCAATAGCGACTGCAACTCGTTCTGCTGTCCTGTGGTCTAATAACGATTACAACATGTATCAGTTCATGGTCGTGTGGATAAGAGACACTGCTAGGAAACTCGTAAAGGAAGTTGAAGGTGACGGGATGCAGATGGTTAATGTCAAACAGGAAATGATGAATAAAACTGCACGACGATTATCAGAAGTAATGGCTAACATGGATGGCTTCATGGAGGAGTTAACCGAAAGAGAACCTATGGACAGCCTATCCGATGTAGAATGGGGTGAAGTTGCAGAGGTGTACGAAGAGGAAGTCAACGAAGCAATTGATGATGCTGACAAATTATTCAGAGGTGATTAGATGAGTTGGATGGATATACTAAAACAGTTAACGCCTATGCAATCAAGGCTAAAGGATATTGCTAGAAGAGAAGGCATAGAAAAGTTTGGCGACAGAACCATGATAATAAGAATAAACAGGAAAATGGGGGATGATTTTGAGTTAACTCTAAGGTCAAAACGCACTGGTGAAAATAGACGTTCAGTGTATCAGTTCAAGTTTCGTAACGGTGAGTTGTATATGGCAGAAGGGCCACATTTAGTTTATACTGCATCAATGGGGCAACAAGGAGATGGAGAAGAAGAACTCTATCGTGCTTTCAAACAATCTATCAATAAATTGTTTATGCCTGTTGGTGCTTCGCCTCAAATAGATATGAGTCCACTCGCAGTTTCGCAAAGAAAGATAAAAGAAAAATACGATGAAGAAAAAAGAAAAAGAGAAGAAAAGGAGAGGAGGATAAATCAGCAACAGGGGCGGGAAATGTTCAGTGGTGGTTTTAGGAGAATCGTCAGAAAAAGTTGGCTTGATATCATTAAGAGAACTGGTAAATCAAAAGGAACTGGTTTACGAGGTAGAGGATACAAGTCTCCTAAAGATTCAACTTCAAGAAGAAAAGAAGATGAGAAGGAGATTTTAGAGCCTGAGTTGGAGGAGTTACAATGAGTTGGATGGGTATTCTCAAAAATACACTTATGCGTGAAATATCACTTGCTATTAATAATGGCATATACGATGAATCAGATTACACAACTGAAAATGCAGATATTTTTCAAAGATTTCTAAGAAGAAAATATAATGATAGTGATATTGTAGTGGAATACATAGAAGATGATAAAGCGTTTTACATTGATATTAAGGGAACTACATACAAGTTTGATATTGATGGTGATATTACAGAACAATAATAAGGAGAAGTTACAATGAGTTGGGAAGAAGTACTAAAGAATACAAAAGATAAATGTCCTAAGTGTGGTACACCATACAAAAACCCTTCTTTTAGATTGTGTATGGAAGATAAATGTGGTCATATTCCTGATGATATGATGGCAACCGAAGAAGAACTTACAGAGGCAGAGAAAAAAACAGGTTTTAAGTTTAGGTGATTAAAATGAATTGGACAGAGATTCTGAAAAGGCGAACTCTCAGTGAGAAGATTGTCGCTTCTAGAAAGACAGGTAACTTTGATGAGATACTTGCTAATCATGGTAAGTCTCAGATTAGAAGGGCAATCAATAACTTGGTAGAAGATGGTTTACCTGAGAAAGCGTTTCAACCTCTGTTAGATAAATTAGGTGCTTCAAAAAAAGATGCTGATTATAAAAGACCTAAAGAAATAAAAATGTATGAGGATTTCCTTGCAGGTAATCATAAACCTCTAATCACTTTCTTGGAAGAAGGAACTAGTAAATCCCCTAGTAAGGTTAGTAGGCTACTCAAGTGGGATGAAGAAAATGGTGAGAAGATATTCAATTATATCAAAGACAAACCTGAACTTTATGGGTATGAAACAAATGGTATAAAATTACAATTACCTTTGACTTTTGATACTAGTAAATTAGAGGGTTTAGAATATGTTAAGTCTAGTAAACTAGTAGTAACACTCCCTGAGTTTATGAGTCCTGAACAGGCTAAACTATTACAAGGTGGAAAGCCGGATAAAGAAATCATTAGAACTGTTTTAGGGAAAGTGTTTGGTCTTGACAAGTATAAGGAAGACGATGTTATATCTGCTCAGAAGTTAGATGTCTCAACTATATCAGATTCGTTCGCAGTAGATTATCTTAAGATGGTTATCAATTCAATAAGAGGGCAAGCAAGAGAACCGTTCATGCCGAACTTAACTGATTTTGAAAATGTTAAGAGTATTAGTAGAGCAATGAAAACAATACAGCGAGAGTTCTTTGGGGCGGAAAAGAGTTCAGCCTCGACTAGTAGAATATATCCTGCTTTAGATTACATATTGAATAACGATACTTTGAATCTAGATGTTGGGTTTGTTAAAACTCAAACTAAGCAGTCTCTACAAGAGAAACAATTTATGCAGGACATTAGAGATGGTCTTGTAGACAACGCAGAGATTGTTGCATTGTATAATAAGTTTGTAAAGACTGGGATTGCTAGTAAATATCAACGTGAGAAGGATAAAGCACCAACTCAAACAAAAGGATACGGCCAATTCAAAACCGCAGTCTATAATGCTGAACTAGGGGAAGAGTATGAAAAGTTAGTTTCTAAAACACAAGTTAGAAGATATACTCTAAAGACAGATTTGCGAGATGCACTTGTTGATATAATGGAAGGAAGTTCAACAGAGGCTCAACAAAAATTAGTTAGAGCAGAGTTAGGTCATATATTTGGTTCTAGGGTTAGACGTGCCGTAAAGAGAATGAGAGTTGGTGATGTTGAGTTTGGAGAACCTGAACAGATATTAGCGGCATTAAAAGAAATGGAAGAGAAAGCAGAAGGAACTGTTTCTATAACTGACCCACAACGTATTCCAACATTACAATTCTTATTCGAGGATATTGATAATGACCCAATTGGTAATTATCTAGGTGAAGTAGGAGACACCCGAAAGAAGTTGAAAGACTTCAAAGTATCATCTAAACAATCATTGCAATTTTCAGATTTAATTACTATGGTTTTACAACTAGAAGGTTATCTATTTGAAGATAGAACGTTAGAGTTTGCTATTAGAAAACTAAGAAAGAATAGAACTGATGAAGGAATAGAGAAGTTCAAACAATCATTACAAGAAACTTATTCCAAAGTTCATGAAGAACTGCTAAAGAGAATAAAAGAGAAAATGTCTGAGGTTATGGAAAAACCAATCCTACATAATAAAAAGGGAGCAGTACAACCGTACAACTGGATTGCTAGTGAAGGGGGCAGAGCATGATAGATGATGAAGAACTATATGAAGCATTCAAGATGCTAATGGTTAATCCTGATGGAATAGAAGAGTTTGCAGAAAAAAAGGTTAAAGAATCTGATAAATATAAGGACATGGGTAAACCTGAGTTAAACAAATTGAGAAGTCAAATAGAAATGGAAGCAGATGATAGGCTTGATGATTATGATGATGGTTTCAAACCTGAGTTTCTACATACTTTCTTAGTCAATGATAATGACTTCTTTAAAGATGATAAGAAGACTCTATCTCCTAAATATCAACTCAGAGGAAAAAAAGTAGGTGATTTAACCAATCTACTAGTTGAAGCGATTAACAGTAAGTACAAAGGATTTAGCGAGATTCCAAAATCTACTAGAGATATAATGGTTAAAACATTATTAAAACTGTCAGAACTTAAAGGTAGTGTCCAAAGTAAAGACTTAGAGACAGATGAAATTGATGATACTAAAACAATGCAAAAGGATAAAAAACTACTAAATGATACTCTAAAGAACTTCTTAGATGAAAATGGTAAACAATTGAATTATAAGAATACAATTGAAGGTGATAGGAGATTAACTAGAGTTTCATTGAGAAATAGGAATGTAAAGATGAATGAAATCAATGAATGGAAGTTTGTAATTCAAAATCAAACTCCTGCTATTCAAAGAAGACTTCAACCACTACTTTCAGTATTAAGACCATTAGAAGATGTTGAAGAACAAATACTTCATTTGGATGCTGACACAATAATTGGAGAACTAGACCTTAAAAGATTAGATAGACGTAATAGGATTTACAATTTTTGGAAAGGCCACAAAGGTAAATATAATAATTTTAAAGAGGCTTATGCTGCTTGTTATGATGCCTTTCTCCCTATTAGAGACTTATTAAATGAAGAAGAGAATAAAGACGATAAAGATAAACAAGAGATTGCAGAAATAATAGATAAGTTTCTGTCTTTCAAGTTTGCTGTAAATAATAATGAGTTAGACTATGTAGTAAAAATTAATCCTAAAGAATTAGAACCATATTTTAAGAAACATAAGGGGCTTGTTTTATATGAAAAGTTCATGGATGAAATAGATGATAGAAAGGATTCTTCTGAAGATAGAAGTGCTAGGAGAGAAGGATACTATGACAAAGATAGTGGAGACTACAAGGAGACAATTACCGTAGAAGATGGCGGGGAGACGTTTGATTCTGATGACGCTGTTACTCAAGAAAGAAATGTTAGAGAAGCAGAGAACAAGAAAGAAATGGAAGAACTGTCTAGGTTTGGTATTAAACTAGAAAGACTTGCACAAAAAGTAGACCCTCTTTTCTATCATGCGTTTACAGAAGATAGTGGAGCATTCAAAGATACTGTTGCTTTTAGGAATGACATTAACACAATAAGAGAAGCCATGTTAAGTGCGGGGGCTGCTAGAGAAATGGCAACTGGTATTGATATGGATGACGACATTAATGCCTATGTTGATGCAGTAGAGAAAACTATGGCTAGAGGTGGAAATGGGCCATATTATCTACCTTTAACAAAAACAGTAAATAAGTTCATGGTTACAGAAAGTTGGAACACTGACGATAAGGCTATGAATACTGAAAGGGGTATTAACAATAGATTAAGGAATATTGGAGAGTTCTTAGATAATATTAGTCAAATCTTAGATGCAGGAGATGATTTAGATAGAGCATCTAGTCCTGCTAAAGCAGATATCGGTTCTCCAAGTAAAGGAGTACCTGCACAAAAGAAACCACAGTTAGGCACTGTAAACAGAAAAGACCACTTGGCTACAATAGAAGAAGCAAGAAAAGAGTTTGATGATTTGATTGAAGAAATACTAGATTACTTCGTAGTTCCCATTAGTGGTTCTAACAAACCGTTCGATGATGCGTTTCCTTTCGATACTAAAACAAATAAGACCCAAAGAATATTCCGAGCATTAGCAACTGGAAGAACTGATACTGCTTTGTTTAAAGTGTTAGCATTAGAAGGTAGGATGGGATACATGATGGTTAAGCCAACTGAGTTAGAAGACTTAACTAGAATGTTAGAGTTTTTGAGTTCAGTTGATGATAAGAAAGACCTCGGTAGATTAGTAAACGAATTAAGAAAGGGAATAAAAGCAGTTAATTTTGTCTTAATGAATAAAAGAAACTCATTACTATCCCAAGAAACTAATATTGAGTTTGGTTCATATTTACATAAGGTACTAGAAGCAAATAATATTTCTTGGCCTAAAGGGGAGAAGTTTCCAAATGCTAGAGGTAAGACTCCTGAAGAATGGAATGAGATGTATAGTGAAGCAAAGGTGTATCCATTTGAAGCAATAGAAAGTCACATCAAAAGAAATGTTGGCGGATATAGCGGTAGTAAAAGAACAATGATTCGTGGTAGTGATAGGAGAGCAAAAGGCTCTAACACAATAGTTCAAAGGTTTATTGTTGCCGTAGATGACATGAAGATTCTTAGAAGTGATTTAGATTCTAAACTATTAGATGCTCATGATAACATAAGAAAGATGTTAGGTAAACCTGTTTACTATAATACAGGTAAAATTGACAACTTTGAACACATTCATTCCGCAATGCTTATCATGAAATCTAAATATAATGTAGACATAACAGCATATGAAATTGAGAGAATTGTTACTGAAACAAACTCAATGGATGAATTGAGTAAGAAACACGGTGTACCAAAGGAAGGTGTGTATTTTCTGAAAGCAAACTTCAGGTGATTAAATGGAGTTTCAAATAACTAACCCAATGACTGAGGAAGAAGTTGTTAGAGCATTTGCTGAACATGGAATAACTTACAAGACTAGAGCGCAAAGGTATCAAAGATTAAATGGTACAATGTTTGAAAGAGCAAAGGCGAAGTATTACATTGCATATCATCCAACCGTAAAAGAAGGAAAGCCAGTTGCCGTACAGGGAATTGCCCCTTACAAGAATATATTTTTGTTAACTGGCTTAGTAAGCCATGCCAAAGAAACAGGGTTATCTAGAGAACAAACAAAAGGAGCAGGATTGTGGGTATCAAAAAAAGTAGTTGATTTACACAGTCATAGACCAATAGTAGGAGCAGCAATGCCACAAGGTCTTCCTGTTTTTGTTGGTAGGCAAGGATTTAAAGAAATACAGTTTGACAATAATGAAGTAGTAAATCAAGAAGATATACCCGAAGATGTTAAACAAGTATTAGAACAATTAGAAAGAGAGCAAAGTCCAACAACAGCCATTAGAAAATTATACTACAAATCTGCTGTTAGTTGGTTTTACATGATGAGGAAATAAAAATGGAACTAGATGAATTAGATTTTATATCCTCTATGGATATGGAAATATCTAAAACTTCTTTTCCTTACTTCTTTCAAAATGTTCTAGGTATGATGTTTCCTCCTTATATGCAAGAGTGGTTAGAATCAATGGAAACAACTGATAGAACAGTAATTATTTGTTCAAGAGACCACGGAAAATCTGTCTTTATGCACAGTTGGGTAGTGTGGAATCTTGTGTTTCAAGAACCACCATATCAAATGCTTTACATTTCTTCTAACCAAAAACAGACTTTAGTACACATGAGAGAAATTGATAGGTATTTTAATCATCCTGCACTTAAGAAATACAAGCCTAGTAGGGGTTGGGCTATTGGTAATATTCAATTAACAAACGGTAATGCTATTTTAGAACGTTCTGTTGGTTCGCAGATTAGAGGACTTCACCCACAAGAGATTATTATTGACGACCCTTTGAAAGAGTTTAGTCTTGCAGGTATTCAACGAGTTACTGATTGGTTCTTTGGAGATATGATACCTACACTTCATCATACATCTAAATTAAGAATGATTGGAACACCATTTACCTATACAGATATCTTTGCTCAATTAGAAGAAAATAATGCTTATTCTGTTAAGAAATATCCTTGTCTAGATTCTATGAATGAACCACTTTGGCCTGAGCGTTGGGACTACGATGCTCTTATGCAAAGAAAAGCAGAGATAGGTTCTCTTAAGTTTACAAGAGAATATCTCTGTGTTCCTATCTCTACTGGTACTGCATTGTTCAATCCTGAGTTTATTGCTAAATGTAAAAATAAAGACTATGTTTTGAAACTAGGACATAGAAAGGATAAGGGATACAAGTATTATGTTGGAGTTGACCCTGCTATTTCTACTGATGGAGACTACAATGTTATCACAGTGATAGAAGTTGACGATGAGAAAAACAAAACTATTGTTCATGTTGATAGGGCGAAGAATGTTGACTTCAGAGAAAACATCGAGAAGATACGTTTGATTGGTAGAATATTTGAACCTGAAGAAATACTCTATGAAACCAATACTTTTGCTAAAGCATTTACACAAGAACTTAGAAACGTTTCAGATTTGAATGTTAGAGATTTTACTACTACTAGGAAAAAGAAACAAGAGATAATTCTAAGTCTTCAAATGAATATAGAAAATGGTAAGATTAATTTTCCTTATGGAGATAATGCTAGTAGAAATCTTACCAATGCTTTGATTGAAGAACTATCTATGTTCTCAATAACTCATAGTGGTAGATTTGAGGGTGTAGGGGCGCATGACGACTTAGTTATGAGTTTAGCATTGGCTGTTGCATGTGCTTCAAAATCACAAGATGTCTTTATGTTATTAGATGATATGGGAATATTTGATGAACCTAAACCGAGGAATAGGTCTTTAGGCGGAATGATGGGGCTTAACTTCTAGGGGGGATGTGCGTGGCGGAGAAAGATAGTGAAAAGTTTGAGGAACTTGCTGAAGTAGCAAGAAGAAAAGAAGCGGCTGAAGATGAGCAAAGGCGGATTACTGAAGACATGAAAAGAAAGTGGTTATCTAGTGCTACTTTAGAAGACCACACTACCTTAGAAAAAAAGTTTGCAGAAGATTTTAGATTGACGCTATCTGATGCTAAACAACAACTAAGATACAATTTGAAGAAGTTTGAAATTGAAGGGAATGATATACCTAAAACAATTAAAGAACTAAAGAAGTATAGAAGAAAACTCAAGGGAGAAGAAAAAACTAAAATTACTAATTCTATTGAAAACTTGATTAAAGCATATTCTGACCATCTAGATACTAGTATGGATTCAATTTATTGGATTAAAAAATACAAACCTGTTCTAAAAGACATGACATGTTCAGAAGATAATTTAATCAAACTTTCATATGTTAATGATGAAACAACTAGAAGAGAACTGATTGATGTTCTTTGTAAGTATTGGGAGGCGAGAGCAGAGAAGGATGGGATGCCCTTCAACTCCGAATATTCTAAACTTACAAAAACTATGACCAATTCTAAAAGAGAGTTCAAAAGAATACTCAAGAAACACATGAAAACTACATCACAAAAAGAAATATTAAAACAACAAATCACAACTATTGTTTGTGAAGAATCAGGGATATCTGCTAGACAAATACATGAAAGATTACCTGAATCTATGTTTAAGAAAACTACTCCTAGTATAATTGCAAAGATGGCTAAACAAAGTAACATTACTAATGTTGAAGGTTCTTTCTATAAGTTCAGTGATGAAATCAAAAAAGACATCTACGCTTACACAGCAGCGTTTATTGACTCAGATGGATATATTACTATGGATAAAAAATATAATCCTAGAGTTGGATTAGTTGCAACAGGTGATAGAGGAAAAGCATTCATGATAGAAATGCATAAGTCTCTTGGTTGTGGTAGGCTTCACTTAGACCAAAAATCTCCACAAGACACTAGACCTGTCAACAGACTAAACTTCTATTCTGCTGATGATGTTACTGAGTTGCTAACTAAATGTAGACCACATTTCAGAATGAAAGGGCCAAATGCAGATATTCTTCTAGAATTAATTAGAATGAAAAAATCACACAAGAAGGCTGATTGGTTTTCTGATAGAAGACATGAACTGTTTAAGTTAATGAAATATGAAAACCATAAAGACCACGTTGGCTACGACTTTACTAGATACGATATTGATATTGATACTGTTGCTAAATTACACGATAACTGTAAAATGGCAGAGATGGATAAATTAGAGGGTGTAATATGAATTGGTTTGAAACAATAAAGTCTAAATCAAAAAGACAGCAAGCCCTTTCAGAATGGTCAAGAGAGGATTGGGGATACATTTCACCTAAATCAAAGAAGAAAGGAAGATATGCTCCAAAGGCAGTTAGAGATTCTTTGACTCCATCTGAGAAAGCATACGAAAATAGAAAGAAAAGAGAAGGAACAAAACAAGGAAAGCAACATGTTCCTAGAGGAAAATCTGCTAAGAAAAAATACAAGAGGGTTGAAGGATTATGAGTTGGTTTGAGGTTCTTAAGAAGAAAAAATCAACTGTCAATCAGGCAGGTAACTACACTAAGCCCAAAATGAGAAAAAGAATGTTTCAAAGAATCAAAGCAGGAAGTAAGGGAGGTAAGGCAGGTCAATGGTCTGCAAGAAAAGCACAGTTACTTGCTCAAAGATACAAAAAAGCAGGTGGTGGTTATCGTGACTGAGTGGTTTGAACTTCTAAAAAAACATCCGGCATTAAAGAGAGCAGGTGTTAGTGGTTTTAGTAAACCAAAGAGAACTCCTAAACATAAAACCAAATCGCATGTTGTAGTTGTTAAAGACGGGAAAAAAGTCAAAACAATTAGATTTGGCGAACAAGGTGCAAAGACTGTTACTGAAAGTAATCCTAAAGGAAAGAGAAAAAAGAAACAAGCATCATTCAAGGCTCGCCATGCTAAGAATATTAAGCGGGGGAAAATGTCTGCGGCGTATTGGGCTAACAAGGTAAAGTGGTAATCATGGTAGAAGATAAAAGAAGATTTAGCATCGGTAATCTGTTTAGACAGACTACCCCAAAACCCGCAGATAGAACAGTATTCAATATGGGTATTCAAGAGAAAGACAATTCTTATCTTTTGACTACTCCTATCATCTATCATATAGTTACTCAATCAACAATTGTTAGAACATGTATAACTCAACTCAAACAAGAGATATTCAGAAGAGGATATACATGGGAAGAAAAGTTTGCACTAAAATGTAGAAGTTGTGGTAAAGAACACGAAAATGCCACAAAACAATGTGTGTCTTGTGGAAGTTTAGAATTAGAGAAACCCAATGTTGAACAACTAAAATATGCTAAGAAGTTTTTAGATGGATATGTTAATTGTTCAGAGCAAATGTTCATTGATGTTCTAAAGGAATTAGAAGACGACTTGAATATCATGGATGATGCATATATGGTAATGGTAAAGGAATATTATGCTGATAATAATAACGCAGTTAGAATGCATAGAATCAAGGAAGTTTATCGTGGAGACCCAGTAACAATGCACATTTATTCTAATGAACTTGGAGAAAGAGGTAAGAGTGGATATACTTGCTTAAGACACAGACATAGAGTACACACTAGTTCTACTGAACTTTGTGAAACATGTAACTCAGAATTATATCCAGTTCATTATGTTAACAGAGTCAATGGCGAAGAACAATACTTCGTTAAGGGAGAAGTTCTACATTTCAGTAAATATTCTCCTAGTAGATTATATGGTCTTTCACCTGTTATAACATTGTGGAATAACATTACAACATTAATTGCAATGGAGAATTATGTAAACTCATCATATACTAAGGCAAGAATGCCAAAGGGATTATTGGCTGTACAAACTAGAAATATGGATTCAATGAAATCATTTTGGCGTGGTGTCAAAGAAAAGATGGAGCAAGACCCACACTTTATTCCTGTAATGGGAATAGAATCTGAAGGAGGAAAAGGTTCTGTTGAATGGGTTAAGTTCATGGACAGTCTAAAGGAAATGGATTACATACAAGTTAAGGATGATTTGAGAGATAGGATTTCAGCATTCTATGGTGTAAGTAAAATCTTCATGGCAGATAATTCTGCAAGTGGTGGTTTAAACAACGAAGGTATGCAAGTACTAGTTACTAATAGAGCAGTAGAGATGGCACAAACAATTTGGAATAATTATGTGTTTCCATTTATGACGGAAGAGTTTGGAATAACTGATTGGTGTTTGAAACTACCACCATCCGAAGAAGAGGATGAGATTGCAGTTCTGCGTAAAAGAGAGATAGAAGTGAATGTCGCTGCTGCAATTAAGAACTTAGGATTTGAAGTTGATATGGATGATGAAGGTAGATTCATTTATACAAAGCCTGAACCTAAAGAGCCAACAGAAGGTGGAGAAGAAGGTGGAGAAGAAGGTGAAGTTGAATTAGACCCATATGCCGGAACTGATATTGACGCATCTCAAATGGGACAAATGCAAGAACAAATGATGATGGGAGGAAATAAATCTGAGAGCAAACCTCAAGAGAACCCCCCCGCTACGAGGAACAAACCGTCAATGTCAACAGGGCCGGATAAAAGATTTACAGGGTTGCCAAAAGATGCAGGAAATGAAAATGTGGACAGAAGAACAGAGAGGAGAGTAGGATGAAATTAAGATTATTCTCAGATATAATAGTATGGAACGTAGGAATGAGTTTACCAATAGTAGGTGAGGAGAAATGAGTTGGAAAGATATATTAAAAACGCCTTTGAACTACGATAGAAAAACATTGATGGTTAATGCCATTAAGAGTGGGTGGAAATCTCCTTCTTATGATGACCCCGATTTAAATCAAGCAGATGTTTTAGCGGCTGAATGGGTTATTGACAATCCTGAGAAAACCGCAGATGCGTTAGTAGCAATGAAACCCGCTATGGATTATTGGGATGCACTATTCGTACGAAGCCCACCATTAATGACATTCCCACCAGTCATGCGGGTTGCAAATGATGTTATTGAGCGATTTTATATGGATATTAAAGAATTAGGAAGAGATGTTGAAGCAGAATTGGAGAGATTACAATGAGTTGGGAAGATATAATAAAAATAGACATGAAACGATATGCTGAAAGTCATTTCCCTTCATTGCCTAAAGAAGATGAAAAAGAAAAAGAGATGGCAGAAAGAGATTTTCAGATGTTTATGAAAGAGAAAGAAGAACTCCTTGAGATGCTAAAGGAAGTCGAAAAGAAAATACAGAGAGTTTTCTTCGATAGAAATACATATTCCGTTTCGGGGCAACCATTCATTTATGTGGGCGGAGACTTACCAAACAAATCAGATGGAACATATACCCCTACTGAACTACATCATCGAATAAAAGAGGATATTAAAATAATTGAGGATTCTGCTGGATATATGGATTTCGGTGAGTAAGATGGGTTGGTTTAATATTCTTTTAAAGGGACAATACCCAAAAGACGACCCAAGAATACAAGCACATAGTCGAGAACAAGTTAAAACTACAAGTAATGTTCAAGAAACTAAAGAACAGGTAACATCTTTATTGGAAACGCTCGAAAAAAATAAAGATAAGGATTGGAATGTTAATAGCCCCGTTGAATATGCTAGGGATGCTGATGAAATGAGAGATTTAGAAAGGTTATGGTATAGATGGGAGAAATCAGAAACCGATAGAGTAGGATTGGGAGATGACTCTGAATACATGAAGAGATGGGCAAAACTTCAGGATGAAAAAGAAGAAGCAATGCGCCAACGCCGCGAATTACCCGAAGACCTGCCTATGGAAAAGAAAATAAAGATAGCAGAGAAGTTTAGAGAAACATTTGAGCCTAGAGAAAAAGCAATGTTAAATGAGTATCGTAAGTTAAAGAAAGACATGAAGCCATATAACCCCTCTAAAGATTTATCTGGTGCATATGCAATAATTGCACCTTATAAAACCGTATTTGAAATGTATAATGATATTGGTAAAAAAGCAGGTTTCGGCGGTTTGGGGGAAGAAGGAAGGAAAAGGGCTAAAGAAAGAGAAAGACTAACACTTGAAGCAGATGCTAAACTAGAAAAAATAGCATCATTTTTGGGCCTAAGAAAACCATACACTAAAACTGAGATGGTTAAGCCGAAAGTAGAATCTATGGGTAGGGATGAAGAATGAGTTGGCAAGATATACTAAAAAATGAAATGAATGTAAAGACATTAGAAGAGATAGCAGGTGAACTGGATAAAGCAGTTAAAGCACATGCTTCTCAAGCAAAGAGAATCAGAGAGATAATTGCACAATACAATACTTCTGAATCTAAATTGAAAGTTCCACAAAGAATTGATACTCAAGTACGGATGCCTACTGTCCCAAAAACAAGAGGGCAACAGTCTATGATAGACAGAGCAACTAGAAACTTGAGAGAACAACAACAAAGGTGAATAAAATGAGCGAAGAAAAAAGTGTAAGACAGTTAGAAAGAGAATTAAAAGCGGCTAGAGTTAGAGAAGGTAGAGAACAAAGAAACCAAATTACTCCTAGTAGAGATTATTCTATTGGTGGTATTGACAAAGATACTACTGTTGAGAAGAAGATACCTAATGCTTCAGACATTCCTGATACAATACTACTTCCTAAGAAACAAAAAAATAGAAAGGAAAATATTCCGTTTTAAGGTGATACAATGACTTTCATGGGAGTTCTAAAAAAATCAGATGGTTCTGATATCCATGCTGATGTTTTATGGGCTTACCGAACTGCAAATAAAAATGACGATACTAGAATAAAAAGAGATGAATTGCATAAGGCAGATGCATTGTTACAAGAAATGGTGGAAGAAAATGATAAACTACGGAACATATTCAGAATGGGTTTTCTTTCAGGTAATCCTAGAGAGATAGATGCAGTTTCATTAGGAAGAAGTAAAACTAAGTTTGTGAACCAAGCAAATAACCTTCTAAAAAGTATAACATTTAATATGGATACTATGGTAATAGCATCAGTACTAAATACACTAAAAGAGGCTTTAGGAGATAGAAAGGATAAAAGTTTCCAATTTGCTAAACAACTAAAAACATTATTAGAAACTTGGGCTAAGTATGGTAATAACGCTAAGGCTAAGAATCTAATAGATGAGATGCGAAAGAATCTAGCATCTAGTGCAAAGGTAGTTCAAAGATATTTACTAGAAGGCAAGGGCAGATTAAAATCTGATATTGCAAGATTACTTATTCCTCCCAATGCAACTTTTGATGATGGTTGGTCAGATGTCAGAGAATACAATGGTAAGTCTAGTATTGATATTATGATGGACATATATCAAAATGCTAGGATACCAATCAAAAGAACAGGAGAACTTGAAGCAGGATTAAAGGAAGTGTCTATGTATTATTCTTTAGACATTGATAGATTAGTAGATGACATTACAAAATTAATTCAAACCAAAAGTGCCGACCCTGCTGAACATTATAAATTATTTTTCAATTCTGATAATATACTTAGAATAATTTACAGATTAATTCCTGATATAATTTATACTACTAATGAAGATATGGCTGAAAGTGAAATGAAAGCAGAGTTAGAAAAACAGTTTGATGCTTTAGAATACCTACTTAGAATCAATACATTAACAGGAGATTATAGCCGACTAAAAGAAAGTAGGTTAAAGAAAGTGAAAAGATTGTCTACTAAGTATAGAGGTACACCTCTAAGAATAAACAGGGATTTTCCTAATCTAGAAACCGCTTGGGAACTCTATGAAGAAGACCCTGAGAAATATGCACCTGAAGCGGTTAAGAGAAGGCAAAAAGTACCTAAGCAAGTAAAACCACAAAGTATTGGTGTTAGAGTTCCAAAAGATAAAAAGACAGGATTACCAAGATATGGACTTACTTATCCTCCTAAGAAAGAAAGGGAAGAAAAAATTGAAAGTTTAGAAGATAAGATAAATGCATATTCAAGAAAGATTGAGGAAGTCAAACCTGCTTTAACATCAGGGCAACTAGAAGAAAAAGAAAGATTGACAATGGAGAGAACTATGAATACGTTCAAGGAATTGTTATCAGAAATTGAAGGAGATGGTGATGAGGATATTGATGAAGAAATTGAAGAATATAAAAATCTCATAGAAAACTTTGACATGGACAGAGACTATACTAACAACCAAACCGGAGACTCAGTTAGTGCTGAAGAAGTTAAGGAAACGTACATTGAACATCTTCAAGATTTAGAAGAAGATAAGAAAACATTGGAAAGACTTCCAAGACAAATTGAGATATTAGAAAGAGTTCTATCAAATATGCCTAAAAGACAACAATCATTAGATGAACCCTCATCTGAAGATGCAGAGGAGGAGTCTGCATGAGTTGGTTTGATGTTGTTAAAGTACGTCAAGACTTAACTGAACCATTACAATTAGATGGGTTATACGAGTTAATCAAAGCAATAGATTCTGCTAGTACTTCTCTATCAGCCCTACATCAAAATAACTCTGAAAGAATAAAAAGTCAAGTATCTGAGAAAGATTATGAAAAGTGGTTTAGAACAATGCAAGAAGATAAGTCTAAGTTTTTACCACAACTAAATCAACTAAAGAAAAATGTTTATGTTATGCTTAGAACGCTAAATGGAAAAACCGATAGGGTACTTAGAGGTGCTTAATATGACATGGTTTAATACACTAAGAAAAGCACCTTACATAGATTGGAAGACTGTGGAAGCCCCTTACAGTAGGGATGTAAAAAGTCTAGGAACTATGGAAAACCCTCTTGTCTTTATTGAAAATCCTTCCCCATTACCTCAAGAAGAATGGGGTAATGACTACAAGAAATATTACAAAGGTGCATATGGAACATCAGAAGGAAAGACGTATATTTACGATGAAAATGATGAAGTTAGTAGTTTTGGTAGAGTCAGAGTTAACGGTAAAATAGTCATGCCGGAACATAAACCTAAATATAATCAATTTGGAACTTTCCTAACGGGTCAATTGACACACTATAAAGAGAATAGATACAAATCAAAATATGGCGGTAAAACTCAGACATACGGAAAACCAAGAGGTTCGTTGATACCATACAAAATAACAATTAGATTCGCTTTAGAGAATAATATCCCAATACCAAATAACGCACCTATTTTTGCAAGTGGAATAAATATAGGGACATTCAAAGATTGGGCTGATAAAAATAATTCTAAAGAAGTGGTTAAGTCAGAGGGTTTCTACTTCTCACCTGTGTTTATTGAAAAGGTAGATGCTAAGAAGAAAAAGAAACTAAAGAAACTTTTACAGAAGGCTCAACCAACAAATATGATGGGTGAAGACATGACCCAACTTTCAGACATAATTGAAGAACTGAAAGAAATGGACTTAGTAAAATCTGATAAGAAACTAAGTAAAACAGTAGAAGGATTTGACGAAAAGAACTTAGAGATTTTAGCATCTGCTTCTGAGTTAAGAAAGGACTACGAAACACTATTCACGCAATTGAGGAAAATGGTTTATCCTGATAATAAGAAAAAGGGTGGTAAATGAAAACTTATTGAACTACACCACTACACGAAGGAGCAGGAGTTACATGATAGACTGGAAAATAGTTTTGAGACAAAGAATTAGGGAAGACATGTTAATTGCTATGAAAGGGATACAAGAAGGTGATTCAAAATGAGTGAAGAAAATAATGAAATGCTTATGTTAATGAAAGAATTAGTTGACAAAGTAAAGGCTTTAGAACAAGCAGTTTATCATAAAGATAATCTGTTAATGAAATCGGGATTTGTTGTATATGAATCTCCTTCTCCTACTATGGATAGTAGGAATGTTGTAGGTGGAAGTACAATAAAAAAGAGTATGGACTGGGAAGACATACACAAACTAGTAAAAGATATGGAGTGATTAAAATGCCGGAAAAAGTAACATGGGAAGAAAAAGTAGTCGAATTGGCTATACTAAAAGCAAAAGAAGTATTACAAGAAGCGGAACATTTGGGTACAATAAAACTTGATGAGCCATTAACAGGTGAAGAAGTTAAAGTGAAAAGACCTAAGAAAAATCCATCAGAAGAACCTCTACCTAAGACAAATAACTTGGAAGGTAAAGAAGATAAAGTCAATGATGGAACTATGCGAAAAGCATTGAATGCAGTTGCAGATGCAGCAGAAGATTTTGTTAGAAAATACAAACCGCCAAATCCTTCTGATATGGCAGCAACAATAGATGTTCCTAGACAAAGTGTTGAAGTGGAACAATCTTTAGATGCAATATCAGAACTTGCAAGTTTGCTAAGAAACGCTGACGGAAATGAAGCAGTCAGATTAACTACTTCTCTACAACATCATATAGACAAAGTAAAGAGATTAAGGGATGTTCCTACTCGTACATAGATGAGGGGGAACATATGCCACAAACAGGTTTATCTTTTGAAAAAGAAACCAATACAATGACTAAGAAAGTATTGGACTTCTTTGAACGTGTTAGGTATTCCTATCTTTCAGCAAAAGAAAACCCTGATGAATATGGCGATACTTGGAAGAAAACTGTAAAGACAGTAAGAGAACAGTTTGATACTTTAGATGATTTTACTAGAGAACTTAAAACATATCTAAAGGAAGATACTGCATTTTCTGATGAAGTGTATAACCCTAAATCAAGACAGGCTAAAGAACTGTATGAAGCAATAAAGGAAATGAGATTCAAATCGGAAGAAGTAAGTGACCCTTTTTCTAAACAATTAGGAGATAAAGTAATTTCTAGTTTATTGAAAGATGAATCTCTGTTTGCTGCCTTTATTCATTATGCAATGCGTTCTCATGCAAACCCCTTACCCGATAAAGTATGGGAGTCAATGGATTTGAAACCTGATGAGATTACTAGAGATTTTATGGGTTTAGACTTAGAACCAAAAGATATCCCACTATACATTATAGAACATTATGGGAAGGAAGATGAGGATACTCGCAGAATAGAAAATAAGTTTAAGGGAGCATACAAGTTATTACAAAAATTGTTTGGTTCAGAGTATAGTGAAGATAAGTGGGATAATTTAGTTGACTTAGACATTGCTAAGAGTGATGAAGAAAAACAATCAATTGATTTCATAGTACCAAATAAACCAATGTACAGGATATTTGAGATTGATGACTTAAAAGAAATTAAAGGGCTAACAGGAGAATATATCGTACAAGAAAAGTATGATGGTATGAGAATACAACTTCACAAGTTCAATGGTAAAGTAACAATTTATTCATATAATGAAAAGGATATTACATCTAAATGTCCTGAGCAAGTTAAAGCATTAGAAAAGAAATCTTTCAATGATTGTATTTTAGATGGAGAACTGATGTTATTTATTGATGATGAGCCACTACATAGGGCAGACACAATAGCACACGTTTTCAAGAATAAGAAAGGAGGGGAACTAAGAGCGCATGTATTCGATATCATGGTTCATGAAGGAAAGAATATTGCTGACGAAACTCTAAGAGAAAGACACAATATTCTTCTTTACCAATATTCTCAACACTCATCACAGGGTCTAGCATTTCCATCCAAGAAGGATACTAGAATAGCAGATTCAATAAAAGAAGTTGAAGAATATGCTAAAGGAATCATGGAACTACCTGCTTCAGAGGGAGTAGTAATAAAGGACATAGAATCAACATACTACATTGGTGTAAAGAAAAATCCTAAGTGGATTAAGTGGAAGAAGTTTATTGACTTAGATGTAGTAGTATTAGATGATAAGAAAACAAAAAGCAACTTACATTCATACACTATGGGAGTTGGGCCAGTAAACGCTGAAACAGCGAGAAACTACAAGACTGTTGAATATGAAGACAAAGATTACTTAGAAGTAGGTAAGGCTCTTAATACAAAAGAATCAGTAAAGATTGGTAGTATTGTTAGAGTAAAGGTAGATGAAGTTAAGAAAGGAAAAGACGGTTTCAAACTATTTTCTGCTAAAGTAATAGAAATACCTGAAGTAACTCAATCGGATACTGTTGAAACGTTAGAGCAACTAGCAAGTAAAACAAAGAAATCTCTTTCTGCAATGGGATACACATTTGGAGAAAAAGTAGGTGGGATGTTTGAAGTCACATCAGGATTACAAAATCCAAGAGGTCAGACGAAAAAGGTAAAGAAAGGATATTACATTACAGACCACATACATGGAACTGCTGAGATAATACTCAAAGAAGACCTAAATGGATTTACTATTTATGGGTTTGAAGGAGATAACCTGATGCAGAAAAATGCTTTACATAACATAGATTTGTGGAAAGAACAAGTTGCTAACATAATGAAAAGTAAACGCTCTATGTTTAGATTAGCAATTAGAAATGAAATATTAGAAAGTGGTAGAGATAATCTACCTTTTAAGAAAATACTAGATTTTGTTGTAGATAAACATCAAGGAGCATTTGCAGATTTATTTGATTCAGATGACGGTAAACTAATGTCATGGATGAAACAACAAGAAGACTTAGTATATTTACACCCAAACAAGTTTACTGCTAGAGAAGACATTTTAGAGAAAGACGTTGAAGAACTAGAAAAGAAAGATAGCATGGGTAAATACAGTATAGTTCTAAGAGAAGATGATAATGTAGATTTGATTATAGATTATCAAGATGAGCGAATGGCTTGGACAATAGACATAGAAGGCGATACTGATATCTATGATTTGTTTGGTAAGTCAGGTAAGTACCCTGCTGTTGTTGCTAAGAAAATTGGTGAGTCAAAGAAAATATTAGACAAAGGCGATATAGAGTTAGGAATACAAAAAGATGGTTATCATGAATATAGGTTAGATGGTGATAAGTTTGAAACTAGAATGCATTTCAGAGTAGTACCTTTAGATGAGAAAAAGAGTTGGATAGCATGGACAGGAAAGAAACAAGAAATGTTAGAAGATAAAGAGAACCCAAATAAATGGAATATCAATGAAGACTCATATGCTGTATTAGGCTTCCCAAGCCCTAAAAAGGACTAATATTACATTTACTTAATATAGTAAGAGTAAAAACTTAGAGCCAATGTTAATGATGGAAGCACCTCTATTAAGAGCAGAATCTTCTCATCAATTTAATATTCTTAAGTCAGATAACTTAGTTATTGGAGGCTATGCTTCAATAGAGATAGTTGACAAACAAAATGATTTAATCACATTAGAAGCATTAGAAGATGCAGTAGTCAAATACATGTCTGATGAAAAATACAGAAATGTAATGTCCAATCATTCTAATGTACAAGTTGGAGAAGTTATAGAGAAATACCGTGATAGTCACGGCGTATTACATAAGACTGGTGTTGACAATGTAGGTTTCTATGTAGTTATTAAACTACGAGATGATATAGAAAAAGCAAAAGAGATATCAAGAGGTATTAGAAAAGGAACACTTCGTTCCTTTAGTATAGGTGGACAAGCCATCTCAAAGAAGCAAAAGACTTCTGATGAGTATGGTGAGTACAATGAGATAGACAGGTTGGAACTGCATGAAGTTACAATCTGCGAGAAGGGGATTAACCCCGAAGCAAAGTTCGACATTTTGAAAATGGAGGAGGAAAAAACAATGAGTGAAAAGTTGGAAAAAGCACTGGAAGAGTTGAATGACTTAATGAAACAAGTCAACAACGTTCACAGTGATATTGATGATGCCGTAACGAAGAACGCAGAGTATATGGATACTGATGCAGATGACATGGACATGGATGAAAAAGCAGACATGGAAATGGAAGAAAAAGCAGACGAAGACATGGAAGAGAAGGCTCTTGATGAAGATGAAACAAGAGAGTTCGAAGCAGGAGAAGAAGTAGTAAGTGGCGGTAAGCCTACTGCTGCACCTGCTGCACTTAACGTAGCAAAAGGATTAGAGGGAACTGATTTCTCTACTCTTGATTTGAGCGTTGAGAATGTTGAGAAGGCTTATGCTAAGTTCAAAGCAGAGAGAATGGAGTCAATGGCTTACGATTCTCTAAGCAAACAGTTTGAAGCAAGATTTGCTGAAGAACTATCCGTAAAAAAGGCTAACGCAGAAAGAGCAGAATATGATGCTCGTTCTGATGTAGCGGCTCTGAAAACAGAGTTTGCTGAACTACGCAAATCTCTAACAGAGAGAAACTCTGAAATTAGGAAGGCTCAGGAAGCAGCATTTGCTCTACCTGATGGAATGCCTACAAGCATTGAGGCGGCGGCTGAGATGTCTTGGGAAGATATACACGCATTAACAAGAGGTGATTAAGAGTGTCAGGATACATAAAAACAATGAAAGATTTAGAAGCAGCAACATACGGATATGGCGGAAACTCAGGTAACGCTCTACTCAAAGCGGGTGGAGTTGTTGGTGGTTTCGGTACACCACACGATGCTTCTTCAAACCCCTTTACTGCTGCGGCAGGACTAGGTGACTTATACAACGTTCTTTATGGACAAAAAGTTTGGTCTATGTTGAACCAAGAAGTAAACCCTCTTTCTATGATTGCAAAGAGGCCATACACATCTTCAGGTTGGAGAGTTCTAAAGAGCCGACCTATTGGTGGTAGTGGTTCACAGTTCGCTACTGGTGCTAACGCTGTAACTGCAAACATTTCGTCTGCAAACGCAGCAGCACCAAGAGCAGATACAATTGGTGGTGTTGGTGAAAACGCAGTTATTGGTACTGATATGGTAGCACTTGCTCCTGAATACACAAAACTGTATGTCAGCCCTAAGACAATTGCACATCTGTTTGAGTTCTCAGAACTTGGAATGGAACTTGCTGCAATTGATGACGGTGTTGGTGATATTCGTGCTATCGTAAGAGAAGACATGGGTAAACTACACGCTGAAGTACAGAGCAAGATGTTAGTTATGCCTCTTGAGAAATACAACGAGAACGGTACAACAGGTATTGAGAAGAACTACACTTCACTAATGAAGATAGTTTCATCTGCTGCTGAATTGGCTATGATGCAAGAAGATAACATCTTCCATAACAGTAAGAACAATGATGGTACATTTGCTCAGATTGCTGATGCTGCAACTATCTACGGTTCAACAAGAACTGTAACAGTTGGTAATACTGGTAGTAGTGGAAACTTCACATACACCGGAACTGCTTCCTTCTTAGATGCAGAAGTTGATTTCGGTGATGGATACCTAGCAGGTGATTGTAGAGTTCTAACTCTAAGCCTACTTAATGACATGATTCGTAGAATCCGTCAGAATGGTGGAAACCCTAAAGTTATCATTACTGGATATGATACCATACAGAAAATCTCTGACTTGCTACAAGCACAAGAGAGATTCATGGACAGGAAAGAGATTGTTCCTACCCATAATGGTGTTCGTGGTGTTAAGGGTCAAGAAGTTGGTTTCAGAGTTGCAACATACTATGACATACCAATTATCCCTGCTAAAGATATGCCATCAACAGGTGCAGGAACATCTAACCGTATCAGTGACATACTGATTCTAGATACTGACCACTTGTGGCTATCTGTTATGAAACCAACCCAATACTTTGAGGATGGTATCACTAGTGGAAACCCATTCGGTGTTGGTAAACTTGGAAACCAAGGAATGTACAGAACAATGGCTGAAACCTGTTGTTCTTTCTTCAAGGGTCAAGGTAAGATTACCAACCTAAAGAGTGCTTAAGCACTTTGATGAGTGAAAACGTAAAGTAGTAGCCTCTACTCCGAACTATCGGGGTAGGGGTTACTACCCATTATAATAGAGGCATAAATATGGCATTAATGAAACTAGTAAGACATAGACCTGAAGGCGAGATAGTAATAGGAAAAGGCGAATATTCCATAGGGGCGCATACTTGGTGTGAAGTTCCTGCTAATATTGCAGTAGACTATTGTTGTGATGAATCAATACTTATTGATTTTACAGCAGATGATAAAAAAATTATATCATCTTTAGACGAAAGAAGATTAAAATATCTTAAGAGACATCTTAATGTTGCAGAAGATGACGATGTGCTATCTATTCTTTATCCAAAGAAAAAATCATCAACAAAAAAGAAAGTAGAAGAAGTAGTTGAGACAGTAGTTGAAACTATTACTCCTGCTAAAGAAGAAGTCGAAAAAGCACCTGCTAAGAAAACAACAGCAAAGAAAACACCTGCTAAGAAAACAGCAACTAAGAAGGATGTGAAATGATGGTTGGGGGAGTTGCAGGTAGCCCCGTTAGAACCGCTAGTGCAGTACTTAACAATGGAGTATGTAAATTAAACAGTATTCATTTTACTTCAACTGGAACTGCAACTTTGAAAATATATGACCATAACAGTACTACTGTTGGTACTGCTGATGAAGTTGCTAGATTAATAGTGACTGCTAATACTACTGCTGAGTTTGATATGCATGGTAGAGCAATGGGTACTGGTATTACTGCAATACTAAGTGGGAGTGGTGGGGCATACTCCTGTACATGGAGTTGATACTTTGCCATCAATAGATACAGATACAAGATTAATAATGACCATATTGTTCGTTGGAGCAATGAGTGGAGTTAACATTTATTTCTATCAAATGGTAGGAGTTAACTTCCCATATGGAGGATTTTCACACGCAGTTCTATTTGGTATATCTACCGTAGGATTAATTATGATTATGAAAGCAGTCTTTGATTTATTCTTAAATGACGTTATAGAAGAGTTCTTGTTAAAGAGAAACATAGATGGATATTGGAATAGAAAGGCTAGAGAAGAAGAGAACCGTAAAAGAGTTAGAGATTCACTACGTCAGTTTAATCAAACATTCCAACAACAAAATTATGGTGAGATACAAACACCATTCATGCAAACAGTGGCACAAAATGATAATGCGTTGAGTCCAACATTTTTAACTAATTTTAATGAATGAGGGTGAGGGATGGTTTCAGAAATACTGATGGGGTTTGATGAATCTACTTTAGCATATGACTTACAAAGAGCGCACTCTGCTGATATTTGGTTCTTAAGAGCAAGATTCTTTCTTTGGGGTGGAATCGCTTGTGTGTTTAGTTTTTCAATAGGACACATGTTACCCTTGTTTGGAATTAATGTTTTTCAGTGGATACTAGATGGGTTGTTTAGTTTTTGGCATCATCTATGGGGTTGAGGTCAAATGTCAGTAATGGCAGGGTTTGCCATATTGATGGTTGAAGCCATGAATAAAATGTATCAAAGGTTACACTCAATTCCTTTTGGTGTATATGGTGCAAGTAAAGCAGGTAAAACTACACTACATCATCAACTGAGAACTAGAGGAGAAGTACCTGCAATAACAGATAGAACTGTTGGTAGACATAGAGCATCTAGAAAATATGTAAAATTAGATGGGGATGCTCATACAATTAAATCGGCAGATATAGGTGGGGAGACTGTATTTTGGCAAGAATGGGTAGAAGACATGAGAACTAGACATGTCAAGTATATCATTTTCATGTTTGACGATAGACATATGGATAAGCACTATGATATAGAGCAACAACTATGTTGGACATTTTTAGTAGATACAATTTGTTCTCCTTATTGGAATGTAAAGGGAAAAAGAAAGAAAAAGAAAATGCACGATTACCCAATTGCAGTTGCTCTTTGGGCTAACAAATATGACTTATGGAAAGATAAATATGACTATGATGGTAAGATGGAAAAGCACCCTATATTCGAATCGTTTAGAGCAGGTATGCAAAAGTTAAATGATAAAGGAATACCATGTCATAAGTATATTGTAAGTGCTAAATCTGATTCAGAGATGGTATATAGGGGAATCCTAACAATGATAAGGGACTACTAAGGGAGAGATATAGATGTCAATGCAATTCCAACCACCAAGTTTGATAGGCGCACAGTCAGCAAATACAGGGATGAACCCTTTTTTAGATAGATTTTCTGCTGCTAGAGCAGCCGGAGCAGTAATGATTTATGAGTATAAAAGTGTTAAACCTAAGAAACAATTGAAAGAAATAATTAAGGTTTTAATGCCTGAGAAAAAAAGGTTCTTAAAAATACCATACCGATTCAAATATAATCTAAAAGATAGGTGTGTTGTTTGTGGTTCTCAAAAGATTTGGGAAGCAGGAGATGCAATGAGACCTCCTCTTCCTTTACATAAAGTAAGAAAAGGATATCCAATGAGAGGAACATATTGTGAGAAACACGCTCAGATACACAGACAGTATGAGATGTTAGAACAACAGATATTAGCAGATGAACATGGTCTTTCGTTTAGTGCATACATTCCTTCTGCAAAGAGTTTGAACCCATTATCAAGTGGGCCATTAACAGGATTAAAACAACAAGATATACAATCTCTGTCTTCATTAGGTTGGTCTATAAAACCCCCTTCTAATATATCAGAAACAAAAGAAGAAGAGTTGTTTAGATTAGTAATAGAAAACAACGGAATCAATGAAAGAATCAAAACACTATTAACCGAAGGGGCTAAGGTGTCATCAGGATTCGAGCAGGTGGAGGTAGAGTAATGGGATTATTCGGAACAAGTAATAGTGCGTTATCAACACAAATAGGCGCACAACAACAAACACAATTTAAGGCAATGAACAACCTTTTGACACTACAAGAAAACCATGTAGAAGATTTCTTTCAGTATCACGGTGAAGCATTTTTAGGTGCTTTAGAAAAACTAATTGAGGATACAGTTACAAGAACTGTTAGTCAAATGTTAGTTAAGTTAGAGTTTAATCAAAGTTCTAGTGGAAACTTAGTAATGTCACCTGATGCATTAACTGATTTTACAAATATCACTCAAGAAAATATTGATTTAGATTTACAGAATCTATTGGCTACTGCTATCAATAGTGAAGTTGTAATGCAAAGAAGAATGGCTAAACAACAATATCTTGAAGCACAAGGATTCTCTGCACCACAACAACAGACTCCTACAACAACCCCACAAATGGGTGTTAATCCTCAAGGGTTAAACCCAAGTCAAATACAAGGTGGCAATATGGCTACTAATATGAATAACACTATGATGCAACAACAAATGGCTTTGCAAAATGGTAGTGGGTATCCTATTCCTCCAAGTGGCTATGACAACATGAATAATCCTTATTGGATAGACCCACAAACAGGACAGCCAACATATACTCCACCTCAAAGTGGATTAGGTTTAGCGTCAGGTTTGGGTAAAGCAGTTGCATGGGCTAAGTGGCTTGCATAGGTTGGGGTCTGATGAATGCCGGATATAAGAGTAAATGATAAGGTAGTAGATAGGCTAAAAACAGGCTTTGTTCTAACCCCTGATGACAAAAGAAAAACTTGGCAAGACCTATTAGACGAACAACCTTTATTCAGAAACTTATCGGCATATATATTCAATTCAGTTTCTAATACTTCTAACATGCAAAAGGTTAGAAGAGTAACAAGAAATCTAATCACACTAGATGATAGTGATTATGAAGGTACTAATCTTTATTTTGATGAAGATGTATATGATGGCTATCTCGATTCCTTTTTGTCTAAAATAGAAAAGGCAGAGTTAGCACCTTTAGTAGAAGCATTAGAAGGACTAGGATATGTTACATCTGATGGAAAGAATCGTGCATTTTCTGAAGGGTTAAGAAAAGACATGAGAGAAAAAAAAATCACATTAGTTGATTTAGGAAATGACTTGAAAGTAAGTCAACTGTTAGGCAAAAGATACGGTAAAGGATTAGATGATACCGATGTTGATGATAATGTAAAGGATAAGAAATCTGCTGAAAAAAGAAGAGAACAAAAATACAGTAAAAGAAGTAGTAGACTAGTAGGGGCATTCGATAGAAATGAACCTATACTATACCCATCTACATTAGATGATTTTTTGGAAACAACAGGAGAAGTCATAACTATTGATACGGAAGGGTATTTCAAAAAACTATTCAAAGTTGAAGGCTATGGGGAATTAGGAGAAGACTCTTTTCAATTTAATGCTGTAACCGGAAAAAATCTAGGAGTTAGAGAACTAGCCCAACAAAAAGAGAAGACTCAAGAAGAAAAGGATGCAGAGGAAGAAGAGGCATATCAACAAGAAATGGATAGAGAAGTTGCTGAAGGTATGACAATAGATGAAGATGATGATGAAGGTATTACTCAAAAAATGTTGAGAAAGGCTGAAACCGTAGGCTCAAACAATCTCGTTACACTAAAAATGCTCAAAGATGGTAAGTATGAATTAAATGTATTTGGAAGAAAAAAAGCATTTACTTCAGATGATGCTTTTGATAATAAAGAAGAAGTTTGGGAAGAAATAGAAAAAATATCTTTACCAAATAAAAAAGAACTTATTGAAATAGTTCGTTCTCAAAGAAAATCACCATTAAAGAATGCAATACTAGGAGCATTAACTCCTAGAGAAAACAAAATAAGTTTAGGGAAGGTAAAAATTACTTTGAAACTAAAAAAATGGAAAGATGCAGATGATTTCCATGATTGGACTTTGAAAGGTGGTGGAAGAGATGCAGACAAGAAACTCAATAAAAGTGCTAAAGATATGGCAAAACGCATTATCAAACTAAAAGGAATATTTGACGAACTTGAATCTAATTGGGGTAGTTATGTCTATGATAAAAAGGAAGCACCTTTTCCTAGATTCATACAAATATTAAGTGTTAAAAGAAGAAAGGAATTGGTTGGATTTTTCAACCGACTAATTACTTCTATTAAGAGTGATGATTATAACATATCAAACCCTACACAAACAGAAACTCGATTTGCCCCAGTAATTAATCCTAAAGATGACAAAATGTATAACATGTTTATGTATGCTCTTGACAAAAACAAGAAAAGAGTTCAAATAGCAACAGCAGATAGAAAAGAGCCTAAAGTTCGAGCAGTTGCAGGAGAGGAAAAACCAATTGGTATAGAAGAAATTGTTTATGATAAAGATGGTAATCCTAAGAAAGATAAAGAGGGTAAAGTTATTACTGAAGTTAAAGAATACTATCCTGCTTTTGGTAATCATGATATGTTTATTAAAAAGGTACAAGAAATATTAAGCAATATAAAAAGTACAGATTACAAAGAATCAGTGAATATTATTCCATTGTTACAATACGCAGGAGACACAGAAGAGTTGGTAGGCATCATAAGAGAAGAATTGATGGATAGTCAAGAATGGAAAAAAGAAGGCGATACAGAATACAAAGTTTCTGATAGTGAAGGAATGCCAATATTAACTTTCAAAAGGGATGTAGTAATTACTACACAAGTAGACACTAATATTGGTAGAAGAGTTTCTAGAGGTAAAGATAGATTTCGAACAGGAAGATTTGCTGAGTCAGGAGTAGGGGCTAGTGAGAAACAAATAGAGGATAGAAAAAGTGGGGCTGATGCTAATGATGCAGATGAAATAATATTAGTATATAGCGAATATGAAGGATTAAAGGAAATGATAGAAAGGTGATTAGATGGGTAAAGTAAGTTCTCCAAGTGATTTTACTAATATTAATGTAAACTATACAATAGGAAATGGACATTATACTACACATACTGATGTTTCTAATCTACTACAAATAGGAGCATTTACTGATAGTACTACACCTACAAGAGCAGAAGTAGGTAAGATAATAAAAAGAGTAGAAGAAAAAATAGATGATAGTATAAAACAATCATATAGACCAATACTACATCATGAAGAGTTTCATTCTTTCGATACTGCATTTAATCAAGGTGCATACCCAGTAAGACCATACAAAGACTATGTTGGATTCATACAACTATCGCAACCTAAAGTTCAAAAATTAGTTAGATTAGAAATATATCAAGGAAATACTTGGAAAGACTTAGCATCTGCTACTGCTAGACTAACAGTACCAAGTACTGTGACTAATAGTGCTTGGAAGATATCTTTAACGGTGGGAACATATACTTTTGAGTTAGATGAAGCAACTGACTTCTTTGATAACTTTGGCCCTAAGACTACTGCAAGTCAGATAGTTGACGCTATTAACGAAGTATATCCTATGAAGACGGCTAAGTTTACAGGAGAAACTGCATCTAAAACTGTAACGGCAAACGGAAATAATAGCGTACATATTTCAGATTTTTTCTATGCTACCACTGATTCAGAACAAGGAGATACAATTGTAATATCTTCATTACTTCTAGGTGATGACGGGTCTAACTGTACAATTTCGTCTACCTTCGGAACAGTAGAAGGTTTTACCGACCACCAAGACCAACGAAGAAGAGGAGACTTTTGGCAAATGAAAAGTGAGGGGAAAATATTCTTTTTACAAGAATATCCTCACATCACTAATCATTCTATTAGAGTAGCATATGTAGCAGGAGATGGTAGAGTACCTGCACCAATACATGAAGCAGCGACTAAGTTTGTGGCAGCAGAAGTTATTCGGCATGACGACAACTCTATTCTAATTGCTGAAACAGAATCTAATATTGATTTGAAAACCAAACATGATATTTTACTTGAAGAGGCAAATAAAATAGTTGATGGTAAAAAGAACTTAATACATTTTATATCGTGATACTATGAAAGACTTAAACAATTTATTTCGTGAACTCTTGGATAGAGAGATAGAAAGAAATGAAGCGTTAGCAGAACTAGGATACGCAGGATTTTCTCTTAGTGATGAAGAAGTGTACAAACATGCATTAGATATCTTTGTTAGTAAAGTACAAGAAAAAGCAGTGGAGGCAGTAAATGGCAGAACTCCTTGATGAAGTTACTTTTGTAATGAGATTAATTACAGATAATTGGAGTTCGTCTGCAACATCATTATACAACAGTGGTAAGATAGCAACTAACTTACCTGTTCCTAAAGTAATAGATGTTCGTTCAATTGAACCAAACGAAGGAAGAAGAGTAGATGCTGATAGTGATTCAGCAGTTATTGTTGTGTTTGAAGATAGTTCTTCTACTACATATCCTACTATGGATTACGCAGTTAGAAATGAAACATTCTCTTTTACAGTACACATAAGAGTATTACATAGAAGAGACTTTGCTGATAATACAACGTCTAGAGATAGACTAAGAATATTATACAGAATTGTGCGACACATTCTTGAGACAAACTCTCTTAGCCCTACTATATCTACGACAGTGGGAGGAACAACTTATACCGATAGTGCAGAAATAATAAAGTTGCAAAGTAGGAGTGAAGCCAATGATAGAAAGAAAAGGTTATTGGGCTATAAACTAGGCGTAGAGATGAAGAGAATGGGGAGAAGCGTATGACGACAACGACAATTTTGACAGATGAGGTATTTACAGGAGCAAATGTAAGTGCTACAATGATACCTGAAAGTGACATCTACTTGTCAGATTGTGACCTTCAAGCAAGTGATTTTGCAACAGTGGATGTTACTGCTACTAGTCTTGAATCAGTTGCGTTGACTTTAGTTACTAATTTATATCAAGGCTGTATGGCTAAGGTAGTCAACAACACATCTACTGGATTTAGCGGGACATACATGATTAAGAGTAATACTGGAAACACTATTACTTTTGCAGAAGATGTTGGAGATGCAGATAATGATGACATTGATATTACTATCTTATCTTTTGGCGCACCTGCACCTGCTCCTAATGTGATATCAGGAAAACCAACATTACTAGCAGATAATTGGCTAGGTCTTGTTAATACTCTAACTCCACCAAATGTAGAAGTAGAGATAGCACAAGTTGGATTAGCATTAGGTGGTAGTAGGAATCTAGGATATCAATTTAAAAAAGGAGAAACTGTTAGTGGTGGTTCATTAGATATTTCAATGAGTAATGGTTCTTGGTTATACTATGCACTAGGAGACTATACTGTTGCTAACGGAGGAGCAGGTGGTGGAACGGCTCATGCATTAGGTTCAGCAGACAGTTTATCAGGTACGGGAGTAGCAATAGATACAACTAACCATAGGCTTGTTAGAACAATAGGAGGAAAAGAATATCCTCCAAGTTCAGATAAATCTACATTACAACAAGTAACAGAAAATACAGGTGGATATTATATCTATGATTTTACTGAGAATAATGGAGACTCATTACCTTCTTTCGCATTAGAACTAACATATGAAAAATCAGGATTGGCAGATGCTAACTATTATGTTGGTTCATTAGGTACTTCAAGTGATAGCACTACAAGACCATTCAAAGACATCTATGCTAGAGTATTTACTGGATGTCAAGTAAACAGTTTGACTATGAACTTTGATGAAGGTCAAGAGTTGAAAGCAAATCTAGACTTAGTTACAAGAAGGGCATTTGATGCTCCTGCGGGTTATACACCAAGAAGAAGGCAAAGAACAAATGACAGTTCTGCTACTGGTTTATTCAACTATCATGCCGATGATACTAACATTAGACCTTACTTGTTTTCCGGTGGACAGATTAAATTGTATGGTCAGACTGTTGCTAGAGTAAAGTCAGGTAGTGTTGCTATCAACAACAACATAACACCGCAGAGATTCATAGGTCAATCTTCTCGTCAAGTTATGTCAGCACATATACCTGCTCAGAGAACATATGACATTAACTTATCATTGCTTATAACAGATACAACCATTTGGGATGAACTAAGAAAGGATGGTGAGTCTAACGGTAGTGGTCAACAACTAACTCTAAGGTTTGCTAAGGATATGGATAATAGTACAGTAGATGATTACATTGAATTAAAGTTTGAAGATTACATTACACAAAGCGTAACTATTCCTTTACCTGAAGATAAAGGGCCAGTACAAGTAGATGTAGTTCTTAGTGCTAGAACATTAGCAGATGCTAAGTATCAAGGAGATTGGAAAATACTTCAATCTGCATCAGGAATATAGGGGGACTCTAAGTAAGTTAGAACCTTTATTATATTCATTACATTCCACTAACATCGTTTGTTTGTTAGTTTTTAGTTAGGTGGAAAATAAAATGAGTGAAGAAAAAATAGTAAGTGATAAGAACAGTTTGTTTGCGACAGTAAACACCGAATGCCATACGATAAGGGTAAGCCCTGATTCGGATGAAGTACTAAAAGTATGGGTTAAAGAACCCACTTGGCTACAAGTCGAGCAAGCACTATCTTCTGTTATGCAGATGAATGAGACAGGTGAAATGACTCTTGATTTGAATAAAATGTACAAGTTCATGTGTACAGAGTTTGTTGATAAAACAGAACCTAAACTTACTACTTTAGAATTACTTAGACTAAGCCCTTATGTTGGGTCACAGTTAAAAGAAGTCCTCCCAAACCCATTCTTTGATTTACAGGAGGAGGATAAGGGAAAAGCAATTTAATTCGTAGAGCATTAAACGGTAGAGAAGTAGAGCCTACTATTGCCTTTAGAATTATATTATATTCATACTGCAAGACTTTCTCAATAAGTCCTGCGGAAGCACAACATACATCAATAAAATTAATGAACGAAATGTTACAAATACATGCACAAGTAGAGGAACTGAAATCCAAAGAAATAGAAAAAGAGATGAAGAAAAATGAGCGACGAAGCCAATACTAGGGCAACAGAAGATTTGTCTAAACTAAGTAGAGCATTTGATAGGGCTAATACTTCTATAACTAGAACGGGGGAAGCATTTGGTGAACTTGCTAGGAGTAGTCAAGAATGGAATATTATCAGTCGTATTCTTTCGGGTACAGGGTTGTGGAGAGTTCAAAATCAGATTCGTGCGGTTGGTAACATTATCAACGTATATCACAAAAGACAGGAAGAAGCCACTAAATCAACAATAGAAGCAATTGAATCAAACATCAAATTGGCTGAATCATTAAAAGACATACAAGAGGCTAGAGAAAAGTTAGTTAAAGGCGGTAAAGCATTACTGGATGACCCAGTGTATAATATGTTTAGTGGCGTAGAGGGTGTTGATGCTAAAAAGGAATATACAAAATATTGGGACTTGGCTGAAGAAAGAATAAACAAGGCTAAGAAAAGCGTTAATGAAGCAATAGTAAAATCATTACTGCCTAACGCTACAAGAGATTTTCTTGCAGGAGGTTTTAGAGCAGACAGTGAAGGAAAGGGCGGTGTTATGAACTATTTCAAAGAAAGTAGAGAACAGTTTTTCAGTCAAGGAATTGGAAAACATTTTGTTAGAGGAACAGGAGGACTTAGAGATATAGGTATGGCAAGGGATACAGCAGGTGAAGTTCTGAATAAAACCCCATTTGGCGATAGAAAAATGTATAGACAAAGGATGAATAATATCGCTAAGAAATTGTCGCCAATAGCAGGGAAGATAGGTCAATTTTTCGTTGTAGGTCTTGCTGCTTTATCTAAGTTTTTAATATATTTCTTATTAATAGCAACAGGAATTGCACTTTTAATATTCATTTTAAAGAAAATGAAAATATTTGAGGCTTTTAGAAAACTGGAAGAAGAAATAGGTGGATTTAAAATGATATTTGATGGACTTGTTGATTTATTCAAAGGATTTGCTGAAATGTTTATGGCAGCATTTTCTGGTGATGGGGGAGCATTATACGAAGGTTTCTTACGAATGGGTAAAGGTATTGTTCAAATATTAGGTGGATTATTGAAAGTTATGGTTCAAACACTATTAGCATTAATTGCAGGAGTTGCTAATGGAATATTCGGGTTCTTGGGGGGAAGAGACGGTAAAATATTTGGTCGCAAAGTTCCACAGTTTGCTAGTGGCGGAGTAAGTAGTGGTGGTTTAGCAATAGTAGGTGAACGTGGGCCTGAACTAGTTAGACTACCTTCAGGAGCAAGAGTACACTCTAATGCTGAAAGTAGAAGAATGTCAGGAGCAGGAGGCAGTACAATACATGTCCATGTTAATGGTAGAGTTGGTGCTTCTGATGCAGAGATACGAGATATAGCAAATAAGGTTGCTAGAGAAATTAATCTAAGAATGAATAGAACAGCACATACTACGGGGAGATTGTGATGGCTGAACCAAATTACAGAGTATTCTTAGAACTACAAAGAAGGAATGAGTTTGGTAGTGGACAAGAAAATAGAATCTCTTTACTCGCTAGTGACTTAACAGTATCAACAAGTAAAACAGTAATGAATCTAGGAGTACCATTCTCAGGAGCAGTAAGAGGTGAGTCTCTTAATTTGGCTATGGATATTGGTATGGCTCAAAAGACTGTTAGTGTAACAGGAATATTAGTTGACCAAACTATCACTAAAAAGAAAACAGAAGATGGGGAATCAAAGGCAAGAAGATTTACTTCTTTTGAATTAGCACAGTTAATTCATTCTTATGTTGATGCTAGTACATTTCAAGATGACCAAAACATAAACAAGATTGTTATATTAATCCCAAGTAGAGTTAATCATGATTTTGAATATCATGAAAATACTAATGAGAATACTGATTTGAATGATTGTAAGTTAATACCTTGGTCATGGAAAAACAGAGAATATGATAATGATTTTACTGCTGCCGTTGGCGGAGGTAAAGCATATTTTACTCCATACAATTCTACGGATACGGATTCTGCTACTCTAGGAATTACAGGATTTATTCGTTCATTTTCAACAACAGTTTCAGGACAGGAGTTTCCATCTGTGCAATTCCAATTGGAGTTTGAGGAAGCAAAGGTGATAGCGGATAACTTCTTAGATTGAGGGATTAGAAATGGTTAACGCATATGCAGGTAGTCCATACAAACTAGTCTTTCCTCTTTTGTCAAGTGGTTACTTAAATCTAGATTATGATATATCTGTTACTCAAGTAGAACCATCAAGCGATAACCTTGCTACTCCTACTGCTGATACTATTTCTGATGTGAGAGATAGAAGTCCTTGGGATAATACAGGAGCATTTACTATTGAGTGTATTATTACTCCTTATGATGTAAATGGGTTTGCAAAGTATAAAGATGATAGTAATAATAATACAGAGTTTGGTGTATTAGATTCTACCAAAACTCCGCCATACCCTAGTGATTTTAATAACAACAGGGCAACTACATATGAGAGTACTAGTGTATTAGGTACATCCAATAGTGCGTTACATACTGCTTCTCCTCTCAAGTTAATGATTTTTCATAATACAAATGTACAATTGTATCTAGAGAATACAACTAAAAATAGTTACAATCAACCTGCTGAGTATAAAATAGTGGCTAAGTTCAAATCAACGAATGGTACTGTTCAAACATTAGAAACTGATACACTAATTAAAGCAGAGCATAAACTGACAGGATTTTATGATTCTTATGGACACTATGTTGGTAATACTACATCTTATACTAATATAGGAGCAGGTGGTTTAGCAGGACAAGGAGGTAGTAATTTAACACTAGCATTAGGAACACCAATGAATGTTTACAAGTTAGCAAAAGGAACAGAACTTTTTGATTCTAATTTAAACTCTCTTGGTGTGATAGATGATATTAATTACTCAAACGGTGTATTAACAATGAGTAAGGTTCAAACAGTTGCTCAATCTAAAGTGTATATTCATCAAGTTAAAGAAGCATTATACTTAGAACAAATGTATAAGATATCTTTTACATATCTAAAACATGCAGCAGAAATATATCTTGATAACTCTTTACAAGCATCAATGCAACATTTAGAGTCTAATGTAACTTTACATCCTAGTGATTGTCAAATAGGAAAAGGGTCGTCTGCTAGTGAACAGTTTTATGGTGAAATATATGAAATAGCAATGCATAGTGGTAATGCTCCAAATCTTTCTACTACCAAAACACTTTCTCCAAGTTATAGTAATATATTGTTTTATTACAGGTTTGGTGAGTAAATGGGTGCGGCGACTACTACAACTGGTAGAATGTTTTACCCCATTAATGTCGGTAAAAAAGATACTGACGTAACTAGTGATTATGATGATAAAAGGAATGAGTTTGTTAGTGGTGATGCTTTTTCAGATGTTTCAGTTAATCCCCAATTTAAAGCAACTCAAATAGGATATGAAAACTCAACAACAGGTCTTAGTTGGGTTGATTCTGCTAACTTCATTGAAATAAGAAATGCTCCTCATAGTGGTGGTGTATCAAACGATGATGCTAGTTTAATTGTGAATCGGATATATCCAACTAATACTTCATTAAGCACTTATGCTAAAAACAGAGATGAAACTAATTCGTATAAAATAAAAGTATATGATTCAAATAGCAATGATACTAGTGTAAATAATAGTAAGTTCAAATATGATACTTCTAATTATCCTTCGGGTGGTGTAATAGGTTTAGATATTGATAACTATGATTATTTTATTCTAATCAATCCCGACCTCACAGGAAATAAAGATTCTC